GGGAAGGCATTTGCTGAGGCGAAGTCGCAGGGACGCAACATTGAACGCCTCTCCGATAAGGCACATTTCTGATGGCCCGTAAAACTCGTACCGAACTGCACGACCTGTACGGCAGGCGCATCGAACTGTCGCGCCGTTGGCATGAACAGGAAGGGTTCAACGAGACGTGGCGGCGCATGATCGACCTGTACCGGGGTCGTCATTGGCCGCGTTCTGCGGGTATGGGAAAAGACCTCATTACGGTCAACTTGGCGTTTTCTACAATCAATGTGATCGGCCCGTCTGTGTCGGTGAACCATCCGAAACTGGTGGTGCATGCCAACAACGAGGAGGACGAGGACCGCGCTTTGTTCGTGGAGGCGGTCATCAACCATTTGTGGAAGCATCACGATTTCTTGCAGCCGTTCCAGCAGGCTGTGAAAGATTTTCTGATCATCGGCCACGGATGGGTCAAAGTTGGTTGGCGGTTCACGGAGCAGGAGCGGACCCTAAGCAGCGTTGAACGTCAAGGCTTGATAGATGCCGCCATTTTTGAGGTGGATGAGGCGGCAGCGGAAATGCCGGAGTTCGCCGGGGAGTTAGTGTCGGAAGAAGAAGTGGCTGCGAACATTCCGCAGTCGGAACTGTCGGTTGTTGAAGACCAACCGTTCGTGGAGCGGGTATCCCCATTCGACGTTCTGGTCGACCCGGAAGCAACCTCTGAAGCGGACATGGGGTGGATTGCCCAACGCATCGTACGTCCCTTGGAGGACGTACAGCAAGACGACAAGTACAAGCCGTCGGAGCGGAAACGGTTGACTGCCGATGCCCGCGTCTTGACAGGGTACGACAACTTGTTCAGTGACGACCGTGAACAGTACACCCCTGATGAAAGGGTCGTCATCTGGGAGTTCTACGACATTCCACGCAACACGATGTGTGTGTTCGCTGAGAATGGCGACGGGTTCCTTGTTGATCCGACTCCGATGCCGTATGCGTTCGGGCAGCCGTTCGTGATGTTGAGGAACTATAACGTCCCGGACCATTTCTATCCCTTGGGCGAGTTGGAGCCGATTGAGTCGCTGCAACTAGAGTTGGACAAGACCCGCACCCAGTTGATGAACGACCGTAAACGGTACGCCCGCAAGTACTTGTACCATGAGCGGTCCTTTGGCCCCGAGGGACGCGAAGCGTTGGAGTCCGATGAGGACTCTCGCATGGTGCCGGTCGTGGACGAGAACAAGCCTCTAAGCGAGGTTGTTGTTCCGATGCCGCAGATACAGATTTCGCCGGAGATTTACCAGTACAGCGACATCATCGAAGCAGACATCATGCAGGTTTCCGGCGTGTCAGAGTATGCGCGGGGAGCGATGCCGGAGATTCGTCGCACAGCGACGGAAGCCAGCATTATTGCTGACGCCCAGAATGCGCGTGCTGCTGACAAGTTGGCAATCATCGAACTGAGTATCGCCAAGATCGGCCGTCGAGTCGTCCAGTTGATGCAGCAGTACATGACGGGGGAGCAGATGGCCCGTGTCATGAAGAGGGGCGGCGGGAGCCTATGGATTCCGTATTCGCGGGAAGACATCATTGGGGAATACGATTTCACTGTCGTGGCGGGGTCTACTCAGCCGCTGAATGACACGATCCGTAAACAGCAGGCTATTTCGTTGATGAATGCTGTGGCCCCACTGGTGGGTGCCGGAGTGATTGATCCGACCGCTTTGGCGATACATATTTTGCAGGACGGCTTCGGGATCACCGATCCGGAGCGTTTCATTTCTCAGCAGCCGCCGCTTCCTCCGCCCGCAACGGGGGATGCCGCGGCGGGCGCCCCGATGGCGCCCCCGCCCCCGACGGCTCCTCCCCCCGTCGGCGGCGGTGCCCCTCTTCCACCGGAGGGCGCTTTCGCCCCAACCGGTGGGATACCACCAGAGTTGTTGGCGCAACTCCAAAACCAGATGGGGATGGACCTGCCAGCACTCTAATAGCGGCGTGGGACACCCACGCCGTGTCTATTAGGAGCAACCTTTGTGGACTCCCGAGGAGGCCAACGTGCCAGAAAACATGGAAGCAACGGAATCCGCTGAGGCGGACATCCCCGAGGTTCCTACAGAAGTAGCGGAGGAACCCGCTGACCACACCGTCAAGATTGGCGGCGTGGAAGAGCAGGTCACCCTAAGCGAACTTCGTGACGGATACCAACGACAGTCGGATTACACCCGTAAGACGCAAGAGTTGGCATCTGAGCGTGAACGTTTACAACAGGCCGAAGCCATAGTGTCAGCGTTGGAGTCAGACCCGACGGGGACATTGACGGCTTTGGGGCAAGCATTCGGTGTGGACACCCCGAATCCTCAGTCACGGGCGCCGGATTACGGTGAGTGGCAGGAGGAATCGGACCCCATGCAGAAGCGGCTCCACAGTTTGGAGGCTCAGGTCGCATCGCAGGCGCGCACGCACAGACAACAGGCGTTAGACAAAGAAGTCAGCGGCTTGAAGGACCGGTACGGCGAGTTTGATGAGACGGCGCTGTTTCAACACGCGTTGTCGAATCGGATTCCGAACTTAGAAGCAGCATATACGCATATGCGCTTCGGTGAAGTGGCTGCTACCGCTGAGAAACTTCAGCGGGAGCGAGACATCACCGACGATAAGCGTAAGGCAGGGTCTGTGGCTGGTGGCAAGTCCACCCAGTCGGGGGCTGTGCAGTCAACTGTTTCTTCTGAGAAGGTCGGTTCTCTCCGCGAAGCCTTTGCTCTCGCCAAACGAGAACATAGCACCTAAACCTCTAAGGGGGTAAGAATCATGGCTGGTAACAGCGCATTTGACGAGATTCTTTCCACCACCCTAAAGAACTACGTTCCCAAACTGACTGATAATATCTTCAGTGCGCGGCCGTTGTTCTATGCTTTGACGAATGGGCAGACTATTCGTCGGATCAGTGGTGGAACAAAAATCGTCGTCCCGATTATTTACGGGACAAACAGTACAGCCGCTTCGTATGCGGGTACCGACACTATTCTCACGACTGCTCAGACTGGCATTTCTGCCGCTGAGTACGACTGGAGACAGTATGCGGCTACCGTGACGATCAGCGGTATTGAAGAAGCCAAGAACAACGGCGAAGCCCAGATTATTGACCTGCTGGAAGGCAAAATCTTCCAGACTCAGGAAACAGTGATTGAGAACATGAACACCATGTTCTGGGGTGATGCCAGTGGCAACAGCGGCAAGGACTGGAACGGTCTAGGCAACATTGTCGGTGCAGTCGGTCAATCTCTTGGTGGAATCGACCCGGGCGATTCGGGTAACTCATGGTGGAAGTCCACTGAAGTCAATCAGAATGGTGCACTCACTGTAGCCAGCATGGCTAACATATATAACACCATTTCGGTTGGTAACGACCAGCCGACTATCGGCATCACCACACAGACCTTGTACGAGGCGTACGAGGCTCTGCTTGTCGGTCAGATTCGTTACACGGACACTGACGTGGCAGACAAGGGCTTCCAGAACCTATTGTTCAAGGGCGCTCCTATCACCTTTGATGGGGCTTGCTCCTCTGGACAGATGCTGTTCCTGAATACTAAGTACCTGCAACTGGTGGCTCATACCGATGTCTGGTTCAAGCCGACACCGTTTGTGCGTCCCACCAATCAGGATGCCGTGTATTCGCAGTTGCTGTGCTACGGCAACTTGACATGCAGCAACCGTGCACGTCAGGGTTTCATGTACGGGGCTACCTGATCCTGATGGGACGAGGATTCGCTTATGCCCATAAGGTTGGTGCCCGTCCATACGGGCAACCTGCTGGCGACCATTTTCGGGATTCGACACCACGGCCTCAAACCGTTGGGTCTGCCCGAAACGTGCAGCAGGTTATGGACAGCGACGACTCCGGCGTGTTCCACGGTGTAACACCCAGTCCCGAGGTAATCAGTTGTGTTGCGTTGACTCGTTCCGGGGCGCCCTGTAAGGGGCGCCCCGTGACGGGCAGCGACACCTGCGTCTTCCACCGGGAGTAGCCGTGGATTTGCAGACGATGCGGTCATATGTCCGCTCTGTGGTGGATATAGATTCGTCGGACATCACCGACGACACGATGGACCGTTTCTTGGGTGAGGGATACGACGTGATCGTCTACTCTGAGAAGCGTTGGCCATTCTTTGAGGTTGAGGCAACCTTCGATACGGTCAAAGACCAGAAGGACTACACGCTCGCCGCGGTGGGCGCTTCGGTCACTAACGGTTTGCGGGACATCGCTTCGCTTCGCACCAACGACCACATAATCACCTACGTGGGCCGGGACACCGGGGATGTGGTGTATCCGTTGGATGTGTCTGGTACGGGGGAGCCGTACCTGTGGTCGTATTGGGCAGAAACTGTACGCATGTACCCAACACCGAATGGGGTACATACGGTGACTGCCCGCGGGTATGAGAGCCCGGCAGCGTTTGGCGCCGGATCGTCGGATTCGACGGCGCCGTCTGATCTGCCGACACCGTTCCACATTGTGGTCGCCACATATGGGATTGCGCGAGCATATGAACAGCAGGAAGACCCGGTGATGGGGGCACAGTATTTCGCTGTGTTCAATCAGGAGTTGGATAATCTGCGGGCACGGTACGAGGACATGCCTTCGCCACAACCCGTTGTGTTGGGTTCGCGGCAAGTATCTCGTTGGCAGTCGCAAAGCATTATGCCAAATCGTCTCCGCTATTCATGGGAGTAGGGCATGGTTGCTATAGCACTGCCTAAAACGAGCCGCCGTGCCGAGTTCAAGTTGGAGATGTTGGAGTCGTTTGTTGGCGGCTTGAATCTTCGCACCGACCAGTTCAACTTGGCTGATGACGAGTCGCCTGATTTGTTGAACGTGGTCGTGGACCCGCGTGGCGGTATACGCCAGCGAGATGGCGTTGATCGTCGCAACACGACAGCGTTGTCCGCCGACGTAAAGGGCATCTGGTCATTCTTCACCGATGGCGGCACCAATCAGGTCATGGCCAACTATGGCACCGAAGTGGCATATTCGACCGGCGTCAACTTCACAGACCTGACAGGTATCACAGCCCGCACGGACGGTTCCCGGGTGTACGGGATGACAATGAACAACGTCGCCTACGGGGTGTCGTACGACACACCCTCATTCCGGTGGAATGGCAGTACAGCCGCCGATCTGGGAACGACGTTCGGGTCGGGCGGCAACATGCCACAAGCCCAATATGTCACCTTTTGGAACAACTTCGCTTGGGTTGCCAACACCTACGAGTACCGGGTTCGTTGGTCTAACGCCAACGACCCGGAAACGTGGACGGCAGCAGATTACGTTGACATAGACAAGGGTGAGCATGGTGACTACATCACCGGGCTGTGCCCGATGGGTGACCGTCTGCTGGTGTTCAAGACGAACAGCACGTACGCCATCTTCGGCTTCGACTCTGATTCGTTTCAGGTGGTCACTGTCAGCAGCACCGTGGGAGCCGTGCCGTTGTCTTCTCAGGTAGCCACACCGTATGGGGTGTTCTTCTGGTATGCGGATCAGGGCGTCTACTTGTACACGGGGGAGAGCATGATTTGGGTGTTCTCCAAGATTTTCCCAGCGGTGGAAGATACGACCATTACTTTCGCCAACCCGCCCCAGTTGGCGTGGGGTAACAACAAACTGTATGTGACCGTTGATTGGACCGATCCCGATACGTCAGTGATTACTCGCCGCACGTTGGTATATGATCCGACGCTGGGAGAGGGCGGCGCATGGGTGATGTCCGACATTGATGCTGGACCGTTGCACGCCCATCGCCCCCCGAATGCGTCTTCGACGGTGTTCGGGGGATGCGTTGCGAACACGGGGATTGTCATTGACTTGGAGGACGAACAGAAACGGTCCACTGACCGTTACGTCGGCGCTACTACCGCACACATCGCCTCCCACTTCGTAACACGATGGGTGGCGGGGAAGAACCCCATCGTCAAGAAACGGTGGGGTCGTCCCCGAGCGGTTTTGTCGGCAGAGGCCACTCTGACATTACCGGTACTGCTGTACAAGGATTACGACAAGTCGGCACAAACAAACAGTTTTACGGTGTCGATCATCGGAAAGGTTTCGGCGTCTAAGTGGGATACGGCGAGGTGGGATGACGCCGATGAAGCGTCGGCGTATTGGGCCAGATGGGACTCTATTGCCCGCGATTTGACGGCTGATGTCAAGAATCTGCCCACACTTGGGACAGCACGGTCTGTAAGTATGAAGGTCAGTGGTCCCACGACGGACAATCACTGGGAAATGAACGCTCTGGCGTTCACATATACCCCAAGGAGACTCAGGTAGATGGCAACACTCGCTGTTACTAACACGTTTGCCGCAGGTAGCACGATTGTTGCTGCGGACATGAACGAAAACTTTGACAACGTTGAAGCGTTCGTCAACACCACACCCGGTGTCGTCCAGAAGGATGTCATCGACGCGGTGGGTGATCTGATTATTGGTACGGCTGCTGACACCACCGGCAAACTGACAGTGGGCACAAACGACTATGTGTTGACTGCCGATTCGACTGTTAGCAACGTGGGTTTGGCTTGGAAAGCGCCCACAACCGGTGACATCACCGGGCTGACGGCTGGTACGAATATCGACATTTCTTCGGCAACAGGGCCGGTGCCGACGATTGACCTTGCCGTCGATGCCGCTCTTGTAACCGGGGTTGACGGAACCGGGGTGGATGTCACATTCCACTCCGGCACCGCAGGCGACTACCTCCTGTGGGATTCGTCCGAGGAGAAACTGATCTTGGAGGGCACGAACGGGGCGACCGTTCTGGATGTCACCGACGGGAACGTCGTCATCGGGGACGGGACGCTGGTTGTCGGTTCGGACGGGGCCGGTGCGGACGTTACGTTCCACTCAGGGACGGCGGGCGATTATGCCCTGTGGGATGCCTCGGAGGAGAAGTTGATCCTTGAGGGAACGAACGCCGCCACAGTCCTCGATGTGACCGACGGGAATGTTTCTATCGGGGACGGGACGCTCGCAGTTAGTGGAACGCTGACGGTCGGTACAGACGGGTCAGGCGCAGACGTAACCTTCCACAGCGCCACGGGTTCAGACAACTTCCTGTGGGACGCCAGCGACGAGAAACTGGTCATCACGGGTACTGACGGACAAAACGCCTTAGAGGTTGCTGATGGTGACGTTTCGATCACCGACCAACTCACCGTGTCCGGCGGCCTGGTAGCCCCGCTCCAGATCAACGCCCAGACCGGCACGACCTACACCTTCGTTCTGGCCGACGCCGGGAAGTTGGTCACCTCATCGAACGGCTCGGCCCAGACCGTCACCGTGCCGCCCAACTCGTCGGTGGCCTACGCCATCGGCACCCAGATCATCGTCCAGAACATCGGGTCGGCTAACGCCACGCTGGCCGAAGGGTCCGGCGTGACGATCAACTCCAAGGACTCCAACAAAGAGATCGACGGCCAGTACGCAGCGGCCACGCTTATCAAGACGGCCACCGATGCTTGGTCGCTGATCGGGGCGTTGGCCTAATGGCTATTCGTCCAGCCGATCACGGGGTAGTTGCAAGTGCCGGTGGTCTGCCGCCCGTGACCGCCTCAGGCGGAGTGGAGGACACCTACACCGGCTACAAGAGCCACACCTACTTGTCCACCTCCACGTTCGTCGTCACTGACGGCGGTTTGGTGGACGTGATGGTCGTCGCCGGGGGCGGCGGCGGCTACGGCCAACCCGGTGGCGGGGCTGGCGGGACGATTGTTTCGACGGGTATCACGGTGGCCGACAGCACGACCTACACCATCACCGTCGGGAGCGGGAATACGGGCGGCGGTTCACCCGGCAACGCTTCCAAGGCGTTTGACGGTGTCGGTATCGAGATCGCCACCGTGGGGGGTGCCAATCCGGGCACCTCGGGAACGGTGGGCGGCTCCGGCGCAGGGATTCAGTCGGGCGCCGCGCAGAACTGCAACCTCGGCACCGCTGGGCAGGGCAACAACGGCGGAGTGAACGCTGGTGCCTGCGGCGGCGGATTCCCACCCACTTGTACCTACGCCTCAGGCGCAGGCGGCGGCAAAGGCGCAGTCGGAGGGAATGCGACCGTCACGGCCTACAACGGCTACGGCTACGGCGGCGACGGCGGGGTGGGCTTGGAGAATGTCTACCGCTTAGGAACCGGTGTCTTTTATGCCGGAGGGGGCGGCAGCGGTGGGAGCGGTCCGTGGGGTGCTGGAAATATTTATGGCGGCGACGGCGGAAACGGAGGAGGCGGGTCGGTGACCGACGCGGGCGTGGGTTCGGACGGAACAGTCAATACGGGAGGCGGTGGTGGTGGTCGCAGCGCTTCCGAATCAGCGGGAGAGTACGGGGGGAGCGGGATCATCGTGATCCGGTACGCAGCATGAGCCACTTCGCTGAAGTAGACGAATCGAACACTGTCCTGCGGGTGCTGGTCGTCCCCGACGAGCAGGAACACCGGGGGCACGAATACATGGCCGACGACATCGGCCTCGGCGGGACATGGATTCAGTGTTCCTACAACACCCGGAGGAACGTCCACATCCTCGGCGGCACACCGTTCCGTTACAACATGGCGGCACCGGGCTGGACATGGGACGAGGCGAACGACGCCTTCATCCCGAGAAAGATTTACCCGTCGTGGGTTCTGACCGAGGTCTTCGACTGGGAACCGCCGGTCGCTGCGCCAGCGGGCACAACCTTCGTCAGACCCGCACACGCCATGGGGTTCGAGATGGTCGAAGAGGACGGCGAGCAGGTCGAATCGTGGACCTACTACGTCTGGGACGAGGACACGACCTCATGGATTGAGGAGGACACGACCTCATGGATCGAGATTGAAGAATGAGCGATGTGGTCACCGACCTGAAACAAATCAGCATCAGCAGAGTAACGCTGTCACTGATACTCAGCGTCGCAATGATCGCAGCAGTAATCACATGGAACTCGGCACGACTGGTGGCTCGCATCGACCAGTTGGAAGCAGCCGTAGAAAACATTCAACAGAACATGGACTTGAACGGATACGCACGCAGCATCCACGTTGACGGGTTGGCCGTACGCGTCGATGAACTGACCGATTCGGTTGCGTATTTGTTGGAAGTGAACGATGCCAACCGTTGAATACAAGCCGACGCACAAGTTTTTGGGACAGAACGCCCGTTCTATTGGATACGAACTTCGTAAAATACAAGAGAAACTGAGTGACCTAGAAGCCCGTCTCGCGGCTTTAGAGTCACCGTAGGAGCAATCATGGGTATTCGCAGGGCAGCATCAGAGTACGGGTCAAGCGTCGGAGACGAAGCACTTGCCGTTTCCAGTACGGCTGTGGCCTTGGCCTCGGTTCCTGCCACAGCGGTAGCAGCAATGATTACTAACGGAGCCGAACCGATCAGGATGCGGTGGGGTACCCCCACCGCATCGGTGGGCCATTATCTCAACCCTTACAGTGTGGTCGATTTGTATGAAGACGATTTAGTGGATGTGAAGTTTATCCGCGTGTCGTCTGACAGCACGATCCATGTCACCTACTTCGGCTAGGGGGAACTATGCCAACAAGGATTACGCAACGAGTCGATCAGGTTTCTACCGGGGACATTTCTGCTGTGACGACGCCATCAAACGGCGGTTTGAGCGGAGGTGGAGTGAGTGGCGCTATTGCCCTTTCTGTGGACGCAAGCAATCTAACGGCGCTTGGCGCGACCATCGCCACGACGGATTATCTGGTGATGTACGACACGGATGGGACCGCAACCAAGAAAGTCTTGGTTTCTAACACTCTTGGGGTTTGGGGGTAACTGACATGCCTCCAAGGATTACGCAACAGAGTACAGACGAGGAACTTCGTCAGGCTTTGTTGGAGCGTTTGTTGCAGAATCTGTCTAATCCCGCCTCTGCGGGCATGGTTCGTACTCCCGGTCCGGGCGGGTCCGAAGCGATGATGCCGATGCCTCCTCTTCCTCC